GACGAATATTATATTTATTTTTCAAAGGCAACTATACGAAAAGCAAGTGAGTTGTTTTTAATGAACGCAAACCAAAATAATTCAACGTTAGAACATAGCCAAAAGTTAAAAGGAATGTCGGTTGTTGAAAGTTGGATTATCGAAGGCGAAAACGACAAAAGCAAAAACTACGGATTTGATTTACCAAAAGGTACTTGGATGATTTCGATGAAAGTAAACAACGACGAAATTTGGAACAAAGTTAAATTGGGCGAAGTAAAAGGATTCTCAATTGAGGGTTATTTTGCGGATCGTTACGAAATGAATTCAAAAAATATAGATATGGAAGAAAAAGCAATGGTTGAAAAAATCAAAGAACTAATTATTAAAAGTGAATTAAAAAGCAATAAAGTAGATTTAAGTTTAATTGACGATTTTACTAAATTAGCAAATACAACCATTACTAATGGTGATTTATTAAAAAAAGAAATTGTTGAAACACAAAAAGATTTAAACACATATTTTAAATTAAAAAGCGATTTAGAAAATCAAAAAAAATCTTTAGAAATTGAAATAGAAACTGCTCAAAGAAGAATTGAGAGAATTATAGACGGAAGAAATACAACCTCTAAAATATATCAAGATTTAGTAAGTAAAGCGTCGGATTTAGGAATTAATTATCCAAAAAGTATTGATACTATAATGAAGGAAATTGATAATTTAGTTCAATATACTAAAAGTGTTTTACCTAAAAACGTAAAATTATAAAACTTTATTTATAAAATGTCGAAGCAAACGAGCGTACAAAACCACTTGAAAAAACCAAAAATTAAGCGTTCTGGAGTACATTCAAAAACACGAAATAGCGGTTTAAAATCAAGTAAAAATTACAAAAAAAGTTACGCAAGGCAAGGAAGATAACAAAAAACATAAATACGTTTTAAAGCGGTTTTAATGCGATTTAACGAACTTTAATACTTTAACGATAGATTATACCTAAAACTAAAGATAATGAAAAACTCAACAAACATAAAGGTTTCCGACGTAGCAAAAAAAGAAATTGAAAGACCACGCTCAAGTCCAATTGGGGGTCGAAGGGGGTGTTTATGTAAGGACGGAAAGCGCTATTCTCGGAAGTGTTGCAATGGGTCTTTACAAGCTCAAGGAATCGGTAACGTAAACTAATTTTACAACAAAAAATAAACAATTAAATTATATAACTATGAACACACTAAAAACCATTTACGACAAATTAGGCGACAAGACGGAGTTAGCAAAACACGAAGTTAATTTAGCTGGAATTGATGACATATACAAAAGTATATTTGAAGCAAATAAACTTGCTAATAATTCACAAGTCAAGCAATCAATAGCAGAAATCGGCAAATCTACGTCAAGTTACACAAATGCAAAAACTGAAATAAATGTTTTAATTTCTAAAATTAGCGCTATTGATGCTTCTTTATTAGATAGCAATCAAGGAAAATGGTTAAAAACGTCTTTACAAATATGCGACGATAATATTAAAAAATTACAACAAGCGCAAGGCGCACTAAACCAAGCCGATAAAATTATAAATAGTTTACAAAGTAAATCAAAACTTTAATAAAAATCAAATATGAAAACAAGCGTAATTAATCAAATCAAAACTTTACTTGGAATGGACGTAAAGTTAGAACAAAGAAAAATGGCGGACGGCGTTACACTAATAGAAGCAGACGCATTCGAAATGGATAATGAAGTTTTTGTTATAACTGAAGACGAGCAAAAAATACCCGTTCCGATTGGTGAATATGAAATGGAAGACGGATTTATTATGTCCGTAGTTGAAGAAGGTATTATTGCAGACTACAAAGAAGCTGAAGCCGAAGAAGAAGAAGCGCCCGTTGCTGAAGAAGAAGTTGTTGAAGAAGAAGTTGAAGCACAAGTTGAAAAGTCAACACCAAAGAAAACAATCGAAAGCGTAGTTAAAGAAACTTTCTTTTCAGAAATGGAAGCGCTTACAAAAGAAAATAACGAGTTAAAAGCGAAGTTGGAATTATTAACCAAAGTTGACGCAGTCGCAAATGATACGACCGAACTTTCGGACATTAAACCAATTAGTTTCAACCCCGAGAATACAAAAGAAATTGAATTCACTAAAATTGGTTCTAAAAGACCACGTAACGTAATGGATTCTATATTAGAAAAAATGAATAAATAATATTAACAATTTAATTTTAAAAAGAAATGCCAACACAACCATCAATTACTACTACTTATGCGGGTCAATTTGCGGGTAAGTATATTAGTGCCGCACTACTAAGCGCACCAACAATCGAAAATGGCGGGGTAACCATTATGCCGAACATCAAATTTAAATCAGTTATTCAACGTTTAGAAAGCGCAAACGTTTTAGAAGATGCGTCTTGTGACTTTCAAACAAATTCAACGGTTTCTTTAACCGAGAGAATTTTGGAAGTTAAGGACATACAAGTTAATATGCAATTGTGCAAGTCCCAATTTCATAATACTTGGCAAGGAATTGAGCAAGGTTTTTCGTCTTTTGACGTATTGCCTAAGTCGTTTGCTGATTACTTAATTGCACACGTAGCTTCCCAAGTTGCTTCCGCAAACGAAGTATCTTTATGGCAAGGTTCAAGTGCAGTTTCGGGAGAATTCGACGGATTGTTTTCAACGGCTTTAGTTGACCCTTTGTTACCACCCGCACAATTGATTAACAACGTTGCGATTACACCCGCTAACGTAATTGCTCAACTTGCTTTAGTTGAAGCGCAAATTCCCGCAACACTTTACGGAAAATCTGATTTAAAGATTTATGTTTCACAAAACGTTGCAAAGGCTTATGTTTCCGCTTTAGGTGGTTTCGGTGCTTTAGGTACTAACTCACAAGCAAATGCGGGTGTGAACTCAATGGGTACAATGTGGTATACAAACGGAGCTTTGTCTTATTCGGGAATACCAATTTTTATGGCAAACGGATTGCCTAACGATTCAATGATGGCAACAACAACATCTAACTTGTTTTTCGGATGCTCGTTGCTTTCTGACCAGTCACTCGTGAAGGTTTTAGATATGTCGGATATAGACGGAAGCCAAAATTGCCGTGTAATTATGAGAATGGCGGCAGGTGCAACTTACGGAGTCATCGAGGACATCGTAGTTTACGGATAATCATTTAACGGGGTGGGCAACCACCCCTTATTATAAACAATTAAAAACATACAAAAATGGCTTGTGATATTACACTTGGTAGATTGGAGCAATGTAAGGACGTCGTTGGCGGTTTACAAGCAATCTACATTTTAAACTACGGACTTTATGACGCAGTTGCTGACGTTACTTATGTTGGTACATCTGACGAAATTTCGGCAATTGCTTTACCCGCATCAACACCGATTTATAAATTCGAATTAAAGGGTACAAACTCTTTTGAAACAACTATAACAAGTTCAAGAGAAAACGGAACAACTTTCTTTGAGCAAGTTTTAGCTATTATGCTAAAGAAACAAGACGTTGCTACACATAAGCAAGTTAAGTTACTTACTTACGGAAGACCAAATATTATTGTTCGCACAAATGCAAACCAATTCTTTATTGCGGGATTAGCAAGAGGAATGGATGTTACTGCGGGAACTATTGGAAATGGCACAAACTTGGGTGACATGAATGGTTACGGATTGACTTTCACGGGGCAAGAGGCTGTTCCCGCCAATTTCCTTGATTGTATTGACGAAGCGACTTTGTCAGCACTATTAAACAATGCGGTAATTACGGTATAAAAGACGTTTTATTGGTTAAAACTAAAAGGGGGTTGCATTCGTGTAACCCTTTTTTTATGAAACAAAAACAAGAAAATCTAATTATATCTATATGATAGTTTTAACTACAAATAATATTACAAGCCAAACCTTTAATTGTACGCCACGAACGGGAACGATTACGGATTTGTTAATTACGGACGAAGCCGAAAACATAACTACAAACGTTCCGATTATTTCACAAGGTGCGTTAAGTTACTTTTATCAAATAGAAGCCATTTTTAACCTTACGGAAAATAGGTTTTATATGATTGAATTAAAAGATGCTTCGGGCAATAGATTACTATTAGAAAAAGCATTCTGTACTAATCAACCTTTAGCGACATTCTCGGTAAATAACGGGCAATATATTTCGCATACATCAAACAACGAATTTATAATTTATGAATAATTACCACGTCTTAAATTTATCAAGTTACACGACACCAATTGTCGAAGAAACAAACCGAGAAAATTGGGTTGATTTCTTAACGGAAAATGGCGAACAATACTTTGATTTCTTAATTGACCGATACACGAATTCAACGACGAATAACGCAATAATAAATAACATTTGTAGATTGGTTTACGGGCGTGGTTTAGGTGCGTTAGACGCTTCTAAAAAGGTAAACGAGTACGCACAAATGATGACTTTGTTTTCAAGGGACGATGTGCGTAAAATGATTATTGATCGTAAGATGTTGGGGCAATTTGCTATACAAATACATTATTCAAAAGATAGAAAAAAGATTTTAAAGGCTTACCATATACCCGTTAATCTTTTACGAGCGGAAAAGTGCAATAAAGAAGGCGAAATAGCAGGTTACTATTATTCGGACAATTGGAACGATACAAGACAATTTCCACCGCTTAGATATTCGGCTTTTGGATTCTCAAACGATAATGTTGAAATACTTTATTCTAAGCCTTATTCGGTTGGAATGAAATATTATTCTTTTCCCGACTATCAAGGGGCGGTTGCGTATGCGTATCTTGAGGAATCTATAGCCGATTACCTTACCAACGAAGTTTTAAACGGATTTTCGGGAACTAAAGTCGTAAACTTTAATAATGGAGTTCCGAGCGAAGAACAACAATCTATTATTAGCCAAAAGGTTTTAAACAAATTAACGGGTTCACGTGGACAAAAAGTAATTGTTGCATTTAATGATAATGCCGAATCAAAAACAACAATTGACGATATTCCATTAAACGACGCACCAGAACACTACACTTATTTAAGCGAAGAATGTTTGCGTAAAATAATGTTGGGTCACAACGTTACAAGTCCTTTATTATTCGGGGTTGCATCAACAAACGGGTTTAGTTCAAACGCAGACGAATTAAAAAATAGTGCAATCTTATTTGATAATATGGTTATACGACCTTTTCAAGAAGAACTACTTGATGCGTTTGATACCATTTTACATTTTAACGGAATACATTTAAAACTATTCTTTAAAACTTTACAACCTTTAGAATTTACGGACTTAGAAAACGCACAAACCGAAGAACAAATAGCCGAAGAAACGGGTACGGAATTAAGCGCAGACCCAAAAGATGACGCACTTGCTCAAGCCTTGATTGACTTAGGCGAAGACGTAAACCCCGAATGGTTATTAATAGACGAAAACGCAGTTGATTACGATAACGACGACGACGAAAACCAATTACTAAGCAAAGAACATAAGCAAAGTTTTTTAAGCAAAGTTGTTAATTTAGTTTCTACGGGTTCGGCGTTCCCAAACTCAAATAGTGAACAAGACGAAAATATTGACGGATTCCAATTTATTACACGTTATGTTTATGCGGGTGAACTAAAAGCAAACGGGCGGGAATTTT